TATAAAAAAGGGCCGCGTCTCAACGGCCCATTTCTGCGAAAGCACCCCAAGTTCACACCGATAACTCACAAGATAAACCAGCACCCCGAGACGTGCCAGTTGCCGAACAGGCGTTGCGGACGTGCAAAACGAGGGACCGGGAATCGAACCCGGTTGAAGGAATAACCTTCTACCTTATTGTGACTTTTCGCAGTACCACCCGCTACCGAGGCTCCCTCCCCTCACCGTCCAATCCCCGTTGGGCGGTGAAGGGAAGTCAGGACCGTTCGGTCCAGTAGATGCCACCGTGACGGCGTTGCGCTTTTCCTGCGGCGGCTTTGGCGGCTGCCGGATCACGGTAGCGCCGCTTGCCGCGTACAAAGTGGCCGCATACGAATCCACAGACTACGAAAAATGTTACCGCTGTCAAAACTGCCATACCGGCTCCTTTGTGTGAATGTGACCTTGCTTGTAGTACAGAAAAACGGCGCCGGTTTTTTATATTTAAATACCCCCGGTAGAAAGTGGCATCAAATAAGCAACAGCACGCCTGTGGCGCATGATCACGTAGACCGCATTGCCGGCGGCGCAGGCCGCCAACATCTCCGGCAGTTCCCGCCAAATCTGCGTAGAGTTCACTGGGATGATGGGTAACTCGCCTACTCGCGTTTCGTCATAGTCGCGCAGCAATTCAGCCACGGCCTTGCGATAGCGTAAAACCGTGAGTTTACCCTGGCGAATGACGGCGTCCAAGACCTTGCCGGTGTGCTTGTTGATTTCGAGCGCAGTTGTCGTTTCCATATTTAATCACTCCCGTATAATTTTGTCGGAATGGGCAGTTTTTCAGGCTGTCCGGTCAGTATTTCCTTGAGCTGCGCGGCTTCCGCGTGCAGGTCGTCGCCTTCGTGAATGTGCATTTCCTGCACCTGCACCACAAACGTTACCAAACGTTGCACCTCACGCTTGTCCAGTAAGATCGCGCCATTGGTATAGTGTAGCATCCTTCACCTCCCCAGAATCTACTGTTATAAAGTATATTATACAACGAAATATAATAACCTTAGTATAATTTAGTTGACACACTGCTTTGCCGATATATAATGAATACAGACTAACGTAATGAGGATGACCAATGGTAGAGACAGAAGAGCTTTTAAGCGTCGCCGACGTAGCCGCCCGTTTAGGGATTTCCACCCAGATGGTGTCCTACTATCACCGCCAGCGCGAGCTGGGCTATCGCGCTATCGGCAAAGCCGGACGCGGGGAGAAACGTTTGACGCCGACGGTCGCAATCGAAGAATTCCTACGGCGACACCCGACCATCAAAAAGGAGAACTGACGTGGACAAAATCTCACTGAACATTATCTTGGGGATTATTTTTTCGTTGTTGCCAGAACTGATTCCGGGATTTGCTACCAAATGGGCCGCGCTTTCCAACGAGTGGAAGCGCGCCATTCGCGCCTATGCCGGGCTTGTGGTTATTATCATAATCGCAGTCTTGCAATATGCGTTCGGCATCAACTTCAGTTTACCGGCTCCTTTTGACGCCAACGTGGCCCTGGGTTTGCTCGTCACCTGGGGCACGTTCGTTTTATCGGCGGAAGGCACCTACCAGATCGGCGGCCCCTACTTCCCGCGCAAGCAATAGCTGGACAGGAATGCTATGAACATCGAAAGCATCGTCGCGCTCATTGGTGGTATCGCCGGACTGTTTACGGCGGTTGGTGTTTTGATCAAGTCACGCAGTGATGCGAAGAAAGTCCGTTCCGAAGCGTCGGCGATTGATACAGACGCTGATGCGCGCCGTGACGCTGCCGTTTCTCAAGCAACTGAAACATTGGTCAAGAACTACGAGGCGCGTCTGCTGAAATACGAAGAGCGGCTCGCCGATATGGAAAAAAAAAGGGAGAGCGAATGGCAGCAATACGATCAGGCGGCGCGCGCTGATCGCCAGCAATGTATGTCACAGGTAGAGAACATGGGACACGAGATCGCGATCTTGAAGGAGCGCCTGACCATGCTCTCTTCGTTGAATCGGCAACTCTGGCGTGGAGTGCGCATCTTGATGACACAGTTAAACGGTCTATCCATTACCCCCGCCTGGGTTCCTGATCCGTCCTGGGCCAATGCCCTGGAAGAAATTGAGGCGCAAGCCACACCATTGCCCCCAGCTATCAAAAAGAGGTTTGAGTTATGAGTTCGTTTACCGATGTTTTCCTTCTTGGCATTCTCTGGAATGGTCTGTGGCATTTCAGCGCCTACTTGATCAACGCCAGCATCAAAAATCTTATGAACACAAGTTTAGAGTAGGGAAATATGGCAGACATAGACGTAGAAACACAGCAGGACAACGCCTTTGATCAGGAAGACCCGCTTTCCCGCCTACCCGGTGAGACAGCGCGCGCCTTCGAGGCGTTTCAAGATTTCATCGCGCTGGGAACGATGCGTTCTATGCGCCTGTTGGCTGTTAGTTACCGGGAAAGGATAGAAACAGGTGGGGAAAAACCCCCAACAAAAAGTGAGAAAGTGATCGAGGACTGGTCAGCCAAGTATCACTGGCGCGCCCGCCTGGGCCGGCTGCTAGAAATCCGCGCCGCCGAGCGTGAGGCGCGGATGGCCGAGCGGCAGGCGCAGCTAGAAGAAGCCGATTGGCGCGATGGTCAGGAATTGCGGCAGCGCGTAGTTGAGTTGCTGGCCGAATTCCCCAAGTTTCGCCAACGCACGGTAGAAGAGAAGACCGATGACAACGGCAACAAGACGGTCGTTATCACCCTGGCGCTCAATGCCAGTGTGGCGCAACTCTCACAGGCCCTCAAAGCCGCGAGCGATCTGCAACGGCACGGCGCCGCCGAACCTGACACAACCCAGGCGGTCAAGGTGAGCGAGGGCTTCATTGACGTAGTGGTACACAAATGAGCACGCTCAGAGAGCTGGCACTGATCGTACTATTGCTATTACTTCTTTTCCCAATATGCCTGTTTTATTCAGTTTGCTTCTACTATTGGGCGCGCGCCGGATTTATTGTTCCATAGGAGTAAGATGAGCGAAAGCACCAACCTTACGATTGATATTGACAAGATCACCAATCTTTACTGCCACAACACACGTTGCCTGAACAATCTTGCCAGCACCGGCGGCGCCAACTGTTGTAAGTTGAAGTACGTTGTCATTGACGGCGCCGGGAAATGCTCAGATTGCGCGTATTCGTTCTTCGCGCGCTAGCGCAGCGTTGTGTGGAAAGCCTCGAGTGGATGTGGTGGTAACTCTTTTTTGCTGGCCCTGCTCAGTCTGACCGAGGCCCTGACGCTGAAAGCCAATGTCAAAATCCTGGGTGGCAGCGGCAAGCAGTCCAAGAACGTGCAGGACTACATCTCGCAGACCTTCTTCCAGTCGCCGAACGCCCCGGCCAAACTGTGGGCTGGTGATCCGCTGGCTACCTTGAGCCGTTTCACCTGGGGCAACTCGATCGAAGCGTTGATGGCGTCACAAAACTCAGCGCGCGGCCCGCATATACCACGCCTGCGTCTGGACGAGGCCGACGAAATGAGCCTGTCCATCCTGGACGCCGCGATGGGGCAGACGATGTCAAAAGTTGATCCGCGCACCCGCGCCGTGTTGGTTCCTGCCAATACCACTATTTCCAGCACGCACCACAACCCGGACGGCACGATGACCGAAATCCTCAAGCGTTCCCGCGAGCGCGGCTGGAGCGTCCACGAATGGTCATACGCTGAGAATATGGCCGACGGCGGCTGGTTGCTGCCCTCCGAGGTTGCAGCCAAGAAGGGCGAAGTTACCGCAATGATGTGGCAAGTGGAATACGAGCTGCAAGAGCCGTCCAGTGAAGGCGTCGCCATTGACCGCGAGGCCGTCGAAGCGATGTTCAGCCCGAAATTGGGAGAGTATCCGGGGAAGGCCGGTGAGTACATCGAAATCCAGGCGCCGCGCTACAAATGCAGTCGTTGTGGTTATGTTCAAAAGTCTAAGGGACAATGCCCACAACACAAGCTGCCGTTGTCGCGCGATGGCCGTTACGTCACCGGAGCCGCCTGGGCCAAGAAGATGGACTACACCGACATCGTTACCTTCCGCACCGACGTGACACCACACATCATGGTCGCCTACGAACGGCGCCAGCGCGAGCCGTGGCCGCGTATGGTCGGGCGCTTCGATGCCCGCCTGGAGCGCTTCGGGGGCAAGGCCGCGCACGACGGCACCGGTGTCGGCGACGTAGTTGAAGATTACATGTCCAGCGATGCCCGCGCCGTCATTATGACCGGGAACGCCCGCAAAAACCTTTTTACCGATTACATTGCGGCAATTGAGGATGGACAATACGTTGCGCCGCGCATCGAAACGATGTACAATGAGTACAAATATGCCACAGTAGACAGCCTCTTCGGCGCCGGCCACCCCCCAGACAGCTTTGTTGCCGGGGCGATGGCGCACAAGGCCGAGAGTCAACACAAAGGGGGACGGGGAGTATAATGGAAAATCAATCACGCCAACCGCGTTTTAGCGCCGGTCACGAAGCTGCACTTAACTGGCTGCGCCTGTTCGAGAAATGGAGCAAGCAGGCTCTTATTACCGTCCCCGCCTACACCGCCGACAGTCGCGAGCTTGACACCTGGTTGCGGGCATTCTGGAAGCAAGAGCCGCTCTTGTCGGGCGTAATATCTTCGGTCGTCAGTATTGACAAAAACCGGGGATGGTCGCTGACCGGTGGGCGCAACCAGGTCAACCGCTTTTCGTCAGTATTGCGTAACCCCAACCCCGTCATTGTCGAGGGGCAGATCGCGTCCACTTCCACCTACCGCTTCTTTGCCTCGCAACAAAGCGAAAGTTTCTGGACCACCAATCTGGGGGCTGTGACTGAGAAGGGCTCCGACATTGCCGGGGGACGGTTGAGCAGCTTGTGGCACGTGGATAGCGCCCGTTGCGCCTTGACTGGAAATACGCTCGAACCGTTGCGTTATTACCCTGCCGTCGGCAAAGAACAAGTCTGGCCCGCTGGATCGTTCTTTATCACCAACGCAATGCCGTCTCCCGATGAAACCTATCGCGGCCTGGGTTATTGCGCCGCAATGCGGGCGATCCAGTTGGGTGTGATCATGTCGGCCATCTACCGCCACGATCAGGAGATGCTGTACTCAGCGATGCAGAAGGGTATCCTGTTGATGCGCGGCATTGACAACGAGGGCTGGAACGAGGCGATGGAAGTGCACAACGAGGTGCTGACGCAACGTGAGCGAGAATACTTCGCGGGCGTTTCCATTCTCTTCGGCGACGAAAGCCTGAGCGCCGACATGGTCAATCTCAGCCAGCTACCGGAGAACTTTAGCCTCTCCGAATTCACCAACATTTTGATGTACGGCTACGCGCTCTGTTTCGGTTACGATCCCCGCGAGTTTTGGCCGGTCTCCGGCGGCACGCTGGGAACCGGGCAGGAAACCGAAGTGCAAAGCATCAAGGCCACGGCCAAAGGCGGCCTCGACTTCGCCTTGTCGTACCAGGACAATCTCCAAAAAGAACTTCCCCCCAGCGTCCTCTTTGAATTCGAGCAACGCAATGAAGCCGGTCAACAACTGGAAGCGCAGGTGATGGAAGCCTACGCCAGCGCGATCAACACAATGTCGCTCTCCCCCATCCCTGGCGGCGAGACCTTGACTCGTGAGGAACGCCGTTATCTCTATGCTCAGCGTGGTTTGATCCCCGACGAATGGACGATCCCCGAAGAAGACGTGACCGCGACCGACACCGACACCGACGCCGAACGCCAGCGCCTGTTATCGCTGCCACAGGTCCGCCGGGCTTGCGCCGTCTTCAAGGATGAACCCATCGTGCGGTATTCCTGGCCCCTGGGGATCGTGCGCGAGCTCTGGCCCAGCGGCGAGCAAGCATTACACCGGCGCAGTTACCCGGTCAAGAAGCGGCAGGAAGCGCTTTACAGCAATGAAGAGCTGGACTTCACCGTCACCAACGCCGACGTTGCCCGCGCCATCGCCAAGTGGAACGCGCTGCAAGACCAAAAATTCACGGGGATGTTGCAGGCCGAGAAGGCTGAGGCGTAAGATGGCGAAATTACCAGGATGGTTAAAGCAAGAAGGTTCTATCCACTTGGGCGACGACGGGAGAGCCTATGTTACCATAAAACTGCGACTGTGGCACCCGTCTTTTTGGTTAGAATTTACCAGAATTGCTTTAGTTGAGCTATGGGGAGTGTTGAAAGATGCCCTGGATTTATGATCCTAATGCCGGTGGCTCCGGCTACGTGGACACCGAGACCGGCGAAGTGCTGAGCGACGCCGAAGCCCAGGCGCTCATTGACGGGATGATTGGCGCCAGTGAGAACGTTGCTGACACCCTGGCGCAAATGTACGCCGACGGCTTGATCTCCCCAGCGGACTGGCGCGAGGAAATGCGCGAGGAAATCGAGGATGAATACATCGTCGGCTACCTGGCCGGTATCGGTGGACTGCTCATAATGGAGGCCATAGACTGGGAAGCGCTGGGGGCGATGATCGCCGAACAGTTTGGGTATCTGGACGCCTTCACCGAAGACCTGAGCGACCTTACCCCAGAACAGATCGCGGCCCGCGCGCGGATGTACATGAGGAGCAGTCGCGAAGCCTACGAAACCGCCCGCCGCAAAGCCGCCGACCGCTTTGGTTACACGGAATACAAATGGGAGTTGGGGATTGCCGAACATTGCGAGGACTGCGTTACCCTGTCCAACCTCGGCTACATCTCCATTACCATTCCGTTCATCTCCCCATCCAGTGGTGAAGAAGCCATCCCCGGCAACGGCGCTACACGCTGTCATACTAACTGCCAATGTCATTTGGAGTACAGGTAATGGGCGAAGAAAACAATGTTGAAGTGCGACCGGACGGTTTAGTCAAGGCTAAAGGTATCCCCATTTGTCGCCGGGTGGTCAAAGGGGGCGTGGTTTGCCTGGAAGTGACGCCACGGGCGAAAAACAGCAACGCGGCGCGCGGTCTGGGGGGCACGCCGGCGACGGTGACATTGGCTGAGTTCGTGCAAGCGATTACGGAGGGCAACGATGATTCTCAATGACGCAATGATTCGTGGTTGGGGTTTAGTGGGTGGGGTGATCCCGTTCGATCCTGAATTGGTCAACCCGGCATCCATTGACCTGCGTATTGCCGACGAAATCATCTACCAGGACGATGACAAACGCGCCGTCGTTACCGTTGATGAGATCGTGTTGTTTCACGGGCGTTCGGTGCTGGCTTCCACCATCGAATATATCGCGCTGCCCGACAACGTCGCCGGGGCCGTTTACCTCAAGTCATCGTGGGCGCGCAAAGGCCTGGATCCCGCCCTTGCCGGTTGGCTAGACCCCGGTTTTCGTGGCAACCTGACGCGGGAATTACACGCCCCTCGCGACGTGACGATTTTGCCCGGTGAGCGCGTGGTCCAGCTGGTGCTCTATCAGATGGTAGACTCTGCTGAACACCCATACACCGGGCGCTACCTCGGCCAAAAAGGCCCAACGGTTGCACGTTAGAAAACGGGTGTATAATAAAAATTAAAAACGAGGCTCATCGAAGCCCAATACCTGATAGTATTGGGCTTCGTTGTTTTTATGAACATAATTTCAAAGGGGGTTGGTTATGAACCTTGCAAAACAGATAGGTGAAGCGATCGTGGGTGTTCTGCGCAAAGCAGGCATCGTCAAAGGGCGGGCAATTAAGGAAGTGGCGAGTTGGGACGGCAGCGCGGCCAACTATGCCTCAACCGAGCAGTATTGCAACGCCTGTTTGATCAACGTCAACAGCGCTGCCGGAAAGACCGAGACGGCTGATTGGACACAAGACCTGTGTTTGCTGCCGATCCGTGAGCCAGGAGACGCCAGCGATGTGTACGTCAAACAGGCAGTCTATGCTGCCGCCGGCGGTCACGGCATAACGCAGGTCGTTAAGCCCGAAAGCGTCGAGCAGGCGGCCTGGGACGCGGCTGTGGTCAGCGCGGCCAACGCACTGATCGGCGCCTACGAAGAAATGGACGAACAAGCGCCGGAATCAGTCTATGCGGCGGCAGGCAAAGAAGCGCCCGAAGAGCCGGAAGAGGAAATGGCAGAAAGCGCCCCCGAAACTCCCAAGACTGACGCCATTGCCGGAATGATGTTGGGTGATACGGTCTGGGAGATGATCTACGACGCCGGCGGCTGGTTTCTGGACACCTACCACACCGCTACCGAAAACTACGCCGTGGCCGCCAAAGAGGGGGCGCTGTACAAGGTCCCCATCGTCATTGGCGAGGGCGACACGGTCACCCTGGGCGAATGGCAGCGCGTCGTCACCGAACACGTTCCCGCCGCAGGGGCGACTCAGACAGAAACTCCCGCAACCGAAACACCGGCAGAAGAACGCTTCTTCCGCGTGCGTCGGCAATCCGACGGGCGTTACCGCTGGGTAGCCGTCTCCTGCACCGCTGTCCTCAATCGCGTGGGCGAGATTGATTCAACCAAGTTGTTCGACAGCTTCGTTGAACGCATCAACGACGGCGAGCCAATGCCGCAGTTGGACTTCTTTCACGTTGACGGGACCGATATGGGAGCAGCTGACTTCGTGGCCCGCGATGGCTTCACCCTGGTGGCGTCAGGGCTGTTCGAGGACAGCGCCATCGGGCGCGCTGCCGCCGAAGGATTGACGAAAGACCCCGGCTATTGGGGTACCTCGATTCTGTATGCACCCACCAGCGAGCCGCAACTCGTGGATTTCTCTGGGATCACGATCCCGGTCTACGAACAAGGTATCCTGCGCAAGATCACGATCCTGCCCGAAGCGCGGGCCGCGGCCTTGTTCACCAATATCACCAAAAGGAGCAAAGATACTATGAAAAAGGAAGTCAGCGACGCATTGAAGAAGTTGTTGGGCGACGATGCGCTGGTTGCGGAGATGGCAGGGCGGGTGGACGGCGTCAACCGGATGGCCGACACCGGCGCGGTTGTGGCGCGTGACACCGCCACCGTCAAGCCGCTTTTGGAACAACAGTCCAGCGCCGCCGAAACCGAAGCGATCAAACGCCATCAGGACCACGTTACCGCATTGACCGATGAGGTCAACGCGCAGGCAACCGTTATCGCGAAGTTGCTGGAACGGGCAGACACGGCTGAGGCGCGTTTGAAGCGGCTTGAGGCCACCGACAGCGAACGACATGCCGCCTGGCTGAGCGATCTGCCCGAAGTGCGGCAGATTCAGGCGTTGTATCGTCCTCGGCAAACTGCTGAGGAACCAGAGGGGAAAAGCGAACCGACAACCGGGGAGCGAGTAGACGAAGTTCTCAAGAAGAAAGGCTTGCAGTAGGAGGAAAAAACTATGAAACTGAAACAACGTGATATGGCCCTTAGCAATACCGCTTCCCCGTTCGGGTGTTGCAACTACTTCGATGCGTGCACCGATGAGTTGCTGACCCTGAGCTATCGGGGAACCCTCGGCCTGTTGGACTGGCTGGGATTCAAACCGGCAACCGAGTGTTACCGGTCGGTGGAGTTCATCACTTACGTGCGCCCGGAGCAAGAACAGGGTCGCGACACCCCCGGCTACCTGAGCAACCCCTGTGCCGATCCGAACGGCTTTGAGTACGGCACGCGCAAGCTGACCGTGGAAGACTTCGGCTTGATCGGGCGGCTTGGGCCCACGCGCAACGGGATGAAGCAACACCTCAACTACTGCAAGACCCGCCCGCGCTACCGCCTGGACGGCACGCAGGTGATGAGCGAAGATGAGTGGGATATGCTGTTTGCGATGGACACCATCCTGCTCGATATGAACCGCCTGGTTATCACCGGCAACGCCACCGTCGCCGGGCAGTTCGATGGTTTGCAGCGCTGGATTTCCACCCTTCACGGCGGCAGCTTGAACAGCTACGTCGTGGACTGGAACGGCAATCCGATGGCCGGCGGCGCAGGCATCACCATCAACGGCAACGCCATCGCCGCTACCTTCAACTTGATTGACGTGCTGTTGGCGCTCTTCCGCAACATCAAAGCGCGTATCAAACGGAACCCGATGCTGGCCCGCCAGATGCAGTTGATGACGGCTGGCGATATGGTGTTGGTGCTGCCCACCGGCGCCGCCGATTGTCTGTTGGATCACTACACCTGCTGGCGGGTTTGCCCTGGCCAACAGTATGAAGAGTCCAACATCAACAACCCCGAAGCCCGCGCTTTCCGCGACAAGTTGGTCGCCGCCGACAATCCGCTGAACGTCTACGGCGATGGCTACATCATCCTGGACGGCACGGTGATCCCGTTGCTCGTCCACGATTGGGAACTGATCAACTCTCCCACCCTCTTCGACATGTACTTCCTCACCGGCTCCATCGGCAACATGCGCATCTTCGAGGGCGAAATCCTGGACGCTGATCAGGTCGTGCGCAATATGGACCTGGACAGCAATCAGTATTTCTCGTTGGACGGCGGTCGCGTTCTTGGCGCCAAGCATTACGAAAACCTGTGCAAGAACATTCGCCTGTGGCACGCGCCGCGACTGTTCAACCTGGCCCCCTGGGCTTCGATGCGCTTCCAAGACGTACAGTGCAACCGCCCCGGCGGCCCGCTCTCGGCTGATCCTGCGGACACCTCCTTCTTCCCTGAAACCTCCTTCTCCGCTGCGGTCTGCCCTTAACCTGGCCCTGGCCCCTCTAGGGCAAATGGTGGGGGAGTGCGCAAACACTCCCCCACCAAAGAAAGGCAAGCTATGTTTGAATTCCTGGAAAACTTTCGCATTGTGCTCGTTACCGGCCCGCAGCGTTCTGGCACTCGCATTTGCTCTCGAATGATCGCTGCCGATACCGCCTTCCAGTACGTGGACGAAAACGCCTTCCACGTTCACGATGTCCACGAATTCACGCAAATACTCAAGGGAAAAAGGCTTGTCGTCCAATGCCCGGCGTTGTGCTATCGTATCCAGCAGCATAGCGGCAAGGATACTGCCATCGTTCTGATGCTGCGTGATGTCGCCGACATCATCGCCAGCCAGGAACGTATCAACTGGCAGGGCGAAGAACGCGAGCTAAAGAAGTACAAACGCCAGTTCGGCGTGATCTCGGAAGTGAAGTACACCCATTGGTTTCTGCATCAACGCCGCAAGATTCACAACCCTTACGAAATCGAGTATCGTAAACTCAACTCTCACCCACTATGGGTAGACCCGGAAAAACGGGCTGAATTTGGAGCAGCGCAGTGGAAAATATAGCGGAATGGCAGGCGTATTGCAAGGCCAATGTCACTGCCGGATACACCCCAAAAGGCGATGCGATCAACATCCCGGAAACGGGTGTAGCCATCGCCAACTTCTTGAGTGATCTTATGATCATAAACCCAGGAGATAGCATCCTGGATGTAGGCAACGGCAACGGACGGCTCGCCATTGGTCTGAGCCTGACCGCTACCAACTTCACCTATCACGGCCTGGACGTGATCAAGCCGTGTGTGGAATTCTGCCAACGTGCTTTTGCTGAGGACCATCGCTACCAATTCACGCACCTGGACGTAGCCAACCAGCACTACTGGGCGCACGGCAAGGGTAAACAAGAGCAAGTACGCTTCCCAGTACCAGATCATTCGATTGACACCGTGATCGCCTTCTCGCTTTTCACGCACCTGGACACCCGCGCGGCTTCCCAACATTACCTGGCCGAGATGCAGCGGGTATTACGTCCTGGCGGCACGCTCTTTGCTACGTGGTCATTTACCAGTATGGTAGACAACGTCACACTGAACGCCAAGCACGCGGTTTACCACATCAATGACGTGATTGGCTTCTACGCGCCCTTCGCGTCGTGGCGGCTGATCCCGCTCAACAACCCTGGGTCGCCCAATCAGGTGGGAATATGCGCGAAAATTTAACCGCTATCATCCCGTTTTGGAATGGACACGCGACACTGGCCCGGCTGCTGAACAGCCTGCCGGCTGATCTGCCGGTGATCGTGGTCAACGACCTGGGCAGCAAACCACCTGTCGTTGCCCGCCCACAAACCCAGGTGCTTAACTTGAAAACTCGCGGCTACTTCGCCGGCGCATGTAATGCCGGATTCGCCGCTTGCACAACTGATGTCTTGATCCTGAATCAAGACCTGTACTTTACCAACGACCAATGGCTGGCCAGCATTGACCTCGCCCAAAAAAGCGGCTGGAGCATCTACGGTGACGGCGTGCTGCAACACCCCGCTTGGCCTGTCGGCTACGTGCAAGGAACTTTTATGTTCATAAGCCGTAGCACGCTGGAAGCTACTGGCAATTTCAACGAGACGCTCTACCCATTATGGGGCGCCACCGCTGAATTTCAACTGCGCGCATGCCGCGCTGGATGCAAAGCCGTGCCGGTTGAGAAAATCCCCGGGATGGGGCACGAACGGCGCCAACGCTACGGCAGCGCGATAGAAACGGCGTTGGGGCAAGAGCCAGAGAAGAAGAGTCTGTTCATCCATACGCCCCCGGAAATCAGCGTGATCATCCCCTGCTACAACTACGGGCGCTATCTCAAAGCAGCAGTGGACAGCTTGATGCGGCAGACGCTACAGAGCTTCGAGGTGATCATCGTAGACGACAAGAGCACCGATGACAGTCTGGCGATCGCCAAGAGCCTGCAAAGCTACGAGAAGGGCATTCGCGTTTTGTGGCATTCTACCAACCAGGGCACGGCGACTACGATCAACTCTGGCATCAAGGCGGCCTACGGCAAGTACATCACGATCCTGAGCGCCGACGATACACTGGAACCGTACTCGCTCGAACGCCATTGGCAGGCCCAGCAAACGCACCCTCATAGCTTTACTTACGGCGACATCTTCTTTGTCAACGGCGAGAAGCGCGAAGTCATCAAGATGCAGGCGTTCAACTACGACCAACTTCTTAAGCGCAACCACGTGCCCGCCGGGATTATGTATCTCAAGAAGGCGTGGGAAGAAGCCGGTGGCTATCCGGCCATAATGAACGATGGACGCGAAGATTGGGCCTTCGCCATCGGCCTGGGCCGGGTTGGTTATTGCGGCGTACACATCGGCCAAACGGGTTATCTAGTCCGCCGCGAGAAACAGAACCGTAGCCTGCGCAATCAAAGCTACGGCATCAACTATTTTCTGAACAAGATAAAATCGGTTTATCCCGACGTATACGCAGGAGGCTGCACTATGTGTTGTGGACAAGGTGGAAAAAGTAAGACGGCGCAACCGTCAAACAAAATCATTACGTCGAATCCGACCGCGCTCAATCCGCAAGGTGGGTTCACGTGGTTGACCTACATCGGCGCGAACGTTGGCACCGAAACGCTGTATACCCCCAGCGGTAACAAGTACAAGTACGGGCGTTCGGCGCGCCGGCTGAATGTTCTGGTATCCAACGAAGACGTAGACTTCGTGTTGGGAACGCAGATGTTCAAGCGTACCAAGATCGCGCCGAAAGCCGCAGTAGTACAGGAAGTGACCCCAGCAATCGTGTCAGAAGTCGTCGCCGCTCCGGGTATTGACTTGAGCGATGGCGTCAGTAAGGAAGAGGCGAGCCTGGCCGGACAGGCGCTCGCGGCCTACGAATCCGAGATGCCCCAGGAACCGGAGACGGTCTACGCCAGCAAGGCTGCGTTGAAGCTGGCCGACGACAACGGGATCGCAATCGCGCTGGTAACGGGGACGGGCAAAGATGGGCAAATCACCAAAAACGATGTACAGCAATATCTGGACGCTCATTAGATGCGCGTTGGCGGCCTATCGTCTAGCGCAGCTGTTTTCCATTGACGATGGCCCGATGCGTATCTTCGCCAACCTGCGCCAGTGGGCGCGCAAGTCCGCTGCACACGAACAGATCCGCAGCCACGGACGTTTCGGGCCTCGGCAGAGTCTCGCCGAGGGGTTGGAATGTCCGTACTGCGTAGGTGTTTGGATGGCCGTGTTCGTGGCGTTGTGCGCTTATGTTCATAATCCCATAACCGAGGTGTTTTTGGACGTGTTAGCCATCGCCGGGGGCCAGGCGCTATTACAAGGAGCGCGTCATGCCGAATGATCCAGTGAGAATCAAGGGAACCAGCGGCTATGTAGCCGAAGTTACCGACAAGGGCGAAGTGTGGACGACCGTCACCGAACGCGAAAACGATGTGTGGGTGAGCTACGGCAAGTCGGCGGTGGCGGCTACGGCTTACGTGATTATGGTAGATCGCGACGGGCTACACTTCCCTCACAAGTTACAGGGCCAGGGCGATGCGCGCGTAGATTGCAGCATGATGGATGTAGTGGTTGACGCTGGAGTTTCTACACAAGGGCGCCTAAAGCTGGGTATTGTTACGCGCGTAGACGGCGTGAATGCCGACATCAAGTATTTCATTGACTTCCCGTTTGAGGTCGGCAAGACCGGAATTATGGCGACCTTCAAAGCTACGCCATCTCAACTCAAGAGCGATTCTGAAAGCGGCGTTTTACAACACGGCCTGACCAACGTCGTTGAGAATGGGGTAGCGGCAGTCAACACTGGCGTGGCTTTGGATAGCCCGCGTGGAGCTGCTACCGTCATCCCGGCGGTAGGAGACATCATCGCCAAACTTGAGTTTACCGGTGGCACCTCGTATAATGTTTTTATGACCTTGTTCTATCACGCGCATTGAGGTGAGAATGGGAACGCCAATTAGAATTATCAGCGCAGATAACCAAAACGGCCCCAGTGATCCGGTCAGGATCGTGAATTGGAATGATTTGATTGCGGCGATCATCACCGCTATCGAAACCGGTAATTTTGATACGCTACACGCGCTGCAAGCCTACTTTGGCGACTTCGCCGGGGGAAACTATACTGAATTTGAAGCTGACGGCACGATGCAGGCGCACGGTCTGGCTACCTGCTACCGCGATGAGCTGCAAAGCGTGACAGGGGCGCAGATTACCAGCCCTGCTGGTGATTTTCAACAGAACATTCCCGAAGCCAGTGTCACGGCCAAGACCTCTGCGCGCTATCCCACCGACTACCTTACTACCAATCACCAACTCAATCACGATTGGGCGTTGGGAACGGCCATCTTTCCCCACATTCATTGGTGGCAAACGACCGCCAATACTCCCCATTGGGTGTTGGCCTATCGCTGGCAGAAGGGTGGCTCGGCTAAGACCACTTTTGGAGCGATCGGCGCGCCCGTCGGCTACGGTCAGGTGAGTGACATCGTCCAATTACGGGTATATCGCGACTACACTAACGTCAGCACACTATTTGTCGGAAACGATCCCGTCGCCGCCGATCAGGACATTGTGAATTTCGATTCGCATATCATCATTGATATGCTGGGCAGTCATCAAGAATACATAAAATGAGAGGGGCAATATGACGATCAAAATTGATTTGAACACAGTTTTCTTGACCTTAGAAGGCGAACCGCTGACCCTGCGCGACAACGGCGGTGATCATGTCGCCACGCTGAAGTCCGTTTGCATCGAGGCTTTGTTGGCAGCATCACAACAGGACACCCCGCTGCAAAAGTTCGAGAATTTCCGAATGGCTACGCGTTTTCAGGACAGCGACGAAATCGAACTGAGCGCCGAGGAAGTGACCAAGCTCAAGCAGCGGATAGGCCAGGTATTCCCGCCGTTGTATGTGGGAAACGCCTGGATGTTGCTGGACCCGCCCGCAAAGGAGTAATATGCCGGTTATTCCAACGCAACAAGTGCAATACCCACCTTCCAGTGCCGTTTCGTTGGCGGCCTACGCGCGCGCCGTTCAGGTGTGCGAGTGCTCGTTCTGGGGGATTGAATCGGTAGATTGCGCGCCGCGTGATTGTCGTAACATTTGGACGAAGAACCAACGCGATTGGGTGCAATACTACCTGGCCGAGGCGCAGTTTGAGATCGAGCGCGTCACTAACTACCACATTGGGCGGCAGTGGGACATCGCCGAACGTCACGACAACTGCACCCCGCTGATTACGCGCTGGGGCTACGTGGTCAGTGGGGGGACGCGCGCCGTCACCAACATTGCCCTGGGGGTGGCGGTCAACTATGCCACCGATCCCGCCGTCGTCGGCCCCGTCGCTACCACTATCACCGACTCGCGCGAGATCAAGCTATACCACGCCGGCACCGACATCGAAATTGATCCGGCCACGCTGGTTCTGACCGGCGCCGCAGCTACCTTCACCATCCCGCGCTGTCGGCTGGTAGGCCCAGCCTTCTACGACAACCCAACCAACGGTTGGCAGTACGCCGACATGACCCACTATGCTACCACGGTAGACATAAAGCGGGTGTACAATGATACTACCATTCAGGCACAATTTGTTGGCGCATCATGTAGCAACTGTACTGAAACCAAAACGAACGTCTGTATTCACGTGCGCAAACCTGAAATCGGCAGCATTGACCTGGGAAGCCTTACCTGTGGTTGCGGGAGATGGGTAGAATTGAACTACTACTCTGGTCGTGAGATCATAGACAGCAACGCTTACTACACCGCCTACGGACGGCAGGCGCAGGACGCCATCATCCGCTTGGCGCACGTCAAGATGCCGCACCCGCCCTGTGCTTGCGATTCTGTTAGTAATCTTTGGACTCGCGACCGGCAAGTAATCGTAGACGGGCAGGGGCGCGCATTGCGCGGCGTCTGCGACTTCGGCCCGGAAGAGGGGGCCTGGACGGCCTGGCGCTTCGCCAATGCAATGAAGCTCACCAAAGGAGCGACACTGTGACGCAAATCAAGACCGTAGTCTCCCGGCGCAACCGGGTGCTGAATAAGGGCGAGCAGATACGCACCAACGTCACTAACGCGATGGAAAACAAGATTCGACCGATGGCAATCCGGCGCTCTGAGGCACGAGTAGCCGATTGGGACCACAAACCGAAAATCTTCGCCCGCAAAAACTATGCCGTGATGCGGATGTCGTTGTGGGTGCATCCCGGCGGCAGCAACGAGAGATTCTGGCTGTGGACCAGTAAGGGCACCAAAGCGCACCTGATCACCGCCAAGAACGCGGCGCGGCTGCGCTTTCGTGATAACTACCAGGCGCGCACCTTGCCCGGCGGCCTCTACAACGTCGGCAGCGGGCGCTCGACTGGGGCCTGGCGCGCGCCCGTCACGGTAAACCATCCTGGTACGGCCCCGCGCGATTTCGAGAAGTACATCGCCGAAGAAATGCAGGAGTTCTTCGACGAAACGATTCAACAAGCAGTTTTGGACGCATACGCCCAATAATAGGAGGAAAAGAAGATGGCTGGAAAAGTAATGAAGATCAACGAAGGGAATGCGCTGTACGTCAAAGAGCATTTCGGGTTTGACCCCTTCCAATATGCGGGTGAGTGCGCCCGAATTGAGGCAATCAGCCGCGAGCAGGGGGATTTATCACCACAACACTGTATGGATCCGCGTACCGGGAAACAGACGGTGAGTGGCGTGAGCCGGGCCGCCCCCGGACTGGCGAAAACCAGTGTAGCGATGAAAGAGCGGCAACGGCAGTATCTCGCCGACGACCTGGAAAAATGCCGCTGGGACTTCGATCGGCGCTCGCATTGTGACCGCCTGGACGACCCCAACGGCTGGGAAGAAATCCTGCGCGTCTGTGATGGCGTTGTCGTAACCCCCGAACATGCTGGGATGGACTACGAGGGCGACGGCGGCGATATGATGGTGAATATGCCCGTGACGGCACTGGACTACGCCAAAATCTACCGTGTCTCGGCGCAGGTCTGCGCGCCGGCGCTGGCCGTCACCTGGGTGGATGTGGTGGCCTGTAACGGCAACGGTTGTCGCAGTTGCGGACCGGCAACGGGCTGTCGTTTCGCGGCAGTTTCCACCCTGCTGGCTGCCGGGTCCCCCTACCTGAAAATCTTCGAGGTGGTCGGGCGCACCATCACCCTCACCGCAACCCACGAACTGACCGAGTGGACGGTGGATGGCGCCAACGCGGTGCTCTGTCTGTCGGATTACGTGTTCATCGTTTCTGACGGCGAAGCGCTGCCCATCCTGCGCAGTCGCGATGGCGGCGCTACGCGGGTGGCCCTGGCCGGCAACGCGGATATGGCAGCGCACCCGCCCCGCGCGATCGAGGCCCTGGGCCTGGGTTTGATCTTAGTCGGCGGCGAAGATGGTTACATCTACATGAGCACTGATCAAGGCGATTCCTTCTCTACCGTCAGCGCTGGAGCGGCCACCACGCAAAACATCAACAAGATCAAAATTTGCACGGAAGACCCCAGCGTTGTCTATGCCGTGGGTGCCTCCAATGCCCTGATCAAGTCTGAGGACGGCGGCTATACCTGGTATGCCCTGACCGGCCCCAGCGCCGGCGACGCCTTGATTGACATCGAGGTTTACAACGCGCTGGACATCCTCATCATCAACGACGACGCTGAGCTCTGGCAGTCTGAGGACGGCGGCGAAACCTTCACTCAACAAAGCGACCTGGAGGGTATCAGCGTCACGCCGGTGGGTGTCGGGATTGCGGCCTGTGGCTGCACCGTCGGCACCGGCTTCGTGGTAGAGGCTGACAGCGTCACGTCCTTCGTTCCCGCTCGCGGAATGCGCGTCTTCCGCAACGTCAACAGCGGCTCACACTGGCGCGAGATTCAGGGCAGCCCGCTGGCCGTGGCGGTGGGCAACTATCCGCGCGCAGTCGCCTGCTGCAATGAGAACCTGGCGCTGGTCGTTGGCGGCAACGGCACCGACGAAGGTTTCTACGCCCTCATCTCCAACGGCTATGGGTTCGATGCGGACTGCGTATGATCTACACCACGCACAAAGGCGTAACGATTACGCTTGAGCGCGTATCCCGGCGGGAGTTGGACGCAATCTTTGTCCAACTCCCGCAACCCATCCCACCCACTAAAACGCGCACCGTTTGGGGTGGGATCGAAGAAGAGTACCTCGACTACAAGGACGAACTTTTTCGCGACCTGTACACATGTTGGTTGATCAGTTTATCGGATAGGCAGCTTGAGGTGATGGCGCAGGGGATCGTCTTCCCCTTCGAAATACACGACGATCCATTCTTCAACGAAGCCAAGCTGGCTCTGGGCTTTCACGGCAACGACAAAGCCGACTACCTGCGTTACGTCGCCTTCAACGACATTGACTTTGTCCAGGTCACACAGAAAATCCTCTACCTGAGCACGGTGACACAGCAGGCGATAGATGAGGCCAGCGCCGTCTTTGCGGTAGAGTGGAACACCCAACCGATAGATAGTTGGGCCGTGAAGAAATCGCAAGGGAAATACTCAGCGCTCTTTGAGCACCGACAGGCCGCCCGTTTCGCGCTGCTACCGTGGCCGCAATTCTGCGAACTGGATGGGCCAGAACAAAGCGCCGTCGTGGCGCACTATCGTTTGAGTAATCGGCTGGAATGGCTAGAAATCAACAGTAATAAGTGAGGGGCAAATGGAACCGCAAGATGGGCAATTGCTTGAGAATAACAGTCACACCTTCGTGACTGCTGGTGGCGTCGAACTGGAATTACAACCCGTCAACCGTATGGCCTTACAATCCCTGACCCTGGCCAGCGGGGTGCTGGATATTTTCGCCAATGGCGGCAACGTCCAGGAAGTCTTTGCTAAGATGACGCCTGAACAACAGATTGAAATTAGTAACAAAATGTTAGGCGTCCTGCGTTACTGCATGATGTATGGCGTGAAAAACTTTCCCCCACCCGAAATACTGGAAGAACTGAAGGTTCTAGGGGCAGCGGTGACACCCAACATCGCCCGAATGAATTGGGTGATGGGGCTGCTACAAGATGACGCCGAAGCTGGGCGCCTGGTAGCAGCGATAAGGAGCCTCAATGGCAGTTGAAGAACTCGGCGTAGAGTTTGTCATCGAAGGTCTGGGAACGTTCATCGGCTCAATGAAGAAAGCCGACGACGCGACCGCTGCGGTTGGGACGACTGCCGGTACTACCAGCAATATCCTGGACACGGCGCTGGCCGTTGCCCTGGGGACCGGCATCGTCAAGGCCGCCGAGATGGCATACAACGCCCTGATTAAGGTCGGCGGCGCGATTGTGGGCATGGCGCAGGATTCGATTGCCGTTGAGTCGGCCTTTGCCGGGGTTCTCAAGACTACCGATGGCTTGATTGATCCGATGGGCAACCTGACGCAAGCCGGCGTAGAGATGAAACAAGGCTTCCGCGATCTGGCTAAGGAAGTCCCCATAACACTGGAAGAGTTGATGGGTATTGGCGAGGTCGGCGGCCAGTTGGGGATCACCGAAGACAACCTCCTGGGATTCACTGAAACCATCGCGGCGCTGGGGGTGACAACCAACCTCTCTTCGCAGGAAGCCGCGATGGGCTTGAGCCAGTTCTCCAACATCATGGGCACGTCGCAGGGAGACATCAGCAATCTCGGCAGCGCGATTGTTTACCTGGGCAACAACTTCGCCACAACCGAAGCCGATGTGATGAACTTTGGGCAACGCATCGCGGGCGCCGGGGCCGTCGTAGGAATGACCGAAGGCGACGTGCTGGGTATTTCGGCGGCTTTTAGCTCGATGGGTATCAACGCCGAAGCCGGTGGCACGGCAGTCCAGAAAACGTTGTTGGATATGAATACCGCCGTCGTTACCGGTGGCGATCAACTGAAACTCTACGCGCAAACCGCCGGTGTAAGCGCCGACGAATTCTCGGCAATGTGGGAGACAGACGCAGCGGGCGCCTTCTCAATGTTTGTCACTGGCTTGGGCGAGCAGGGCGACAACGCGACGGCCACCTTGCAGGAGCTGGGCCTGGAAGACCAACGTCTCGTGGCCTCGTTCCTTTCGATGTCACAGAACGGTGAACTGCTCACATCGGCTATCAACGGCGCCAACACCGCTTTCGCTGAAAATACGGCCCTGGCCGCCGAGGCTGAGACGCGCTATAGCACAACCGAATCCCAGATGCAAATCTTGCAGAACAACGTCCGCGACCTGGGGCTTTCCTTCGGTGATGCGCTTTTGCCAGCTGTCAATTCCTTGATCGAGGGCTTGCTGCCGCTGATTGACCAATACGGGCCGATGCTATCCGAGGTGTTTCTGGCTCTCGGTGATTCGTTGTTGGGAATCGTTGACGGATTCCTCGCCCTCTTTGGTGTGAACCCCGCCGGTGGAATAGCTGAAATCGGCGAAGTGATCGGCGCTGTTTTCGGGGAAGGGGCACAGGACGCTTTCCTGGGTTTTGTTGGATGGTTGCAAACGTCCATCCCGGAGGCGCTGACTTTCGCGCAAGGCGTTATTCAGCAATTCAGCGACTTCTTTGCGACCATCAGCCCGATCATTGACGGCATCGTGACGCAAATCAAAACGTTCTGGCAATCTCTGCAAGACAACGCTGCCGTGATCTGGACTGGAATTCAGAACATAATCTCAGGCTTCGTTGACATCGTCCTGGGCATCATTACCACCTGGTTGGCTGTAATCACTGGGGATTGGTCGGCGGCCTGGGTCGGCATACAACAAATCCTACAGGGCGCGTGGGACTTC